TGCTGTCCTTCAACTTGTTGCCGAACTGATCGGTGAGCAGACCGGCGGCCGCCACCTGATCGATCACGGGCTTGAGGCTCTCGGCAATCGCGTCATCGACTTTGAATACGGAACTGACGACGTCCTGCACCTGCTTTTGCATCTTGAGCATCACGGCGTTCACGTTCTCGCCGTCGCTCGTGAGCAGCTTCCAATCCTTCGACAGTTGCTCGGCGACCTTGTCGATGTTCAGTTGGTTCACCTTGGGGCCGAGTTCGTCGAGCGTGATGCCGTACCGCTGTGCGGCCGCCATGACGTCGTCGAACGTGCCGCCCGCGAGCGGCGCGGAGAGCCCGAGCAACTTCCGCGCGTTCTCGTCGGTGAGGCCGCCCATCGCGATCAACTTGTCGAGGATCGGTTGCAGGCCCGGGGGGATCTTCGCGCCCGCATCGAGCGCGCGACCGAGCCACTCGTTCAGATCGCCCTTCATCCCCTTGATGACGTCGGACGTGTCCAGGCCCGCGCCCGTGAGGCGCACGAACGAATCGTAGAGATCTTGCGCGGCCTGATCCGAGTCGCGCAGCTTGTCGGCGAGCCCGTACTTCTGCGCATCGGAATTCAGCTTCTGCAAATCCTCGTCGGCCTTCGCGAGTGCCTTCTGGACGGCCTCGATGGCGGCCTTGGCCTGCGCGGGATTGTTCCGCCCGACACCCTGCGTGAGTGCCACCCACAGATCCGTCCGGCCGATCTTCTCGAGTTTCTCTTGCAGCGCGTCGAAGCCGCCCTGCGAACTGGCGAACTGCTTCACCGCGTCGCGGCCTGCGGTGCCGAGGTTGAACAGTTTCTTGATGAGGCCCGCGACGGCGGTGCCCGCCGAGATCGCCGCCGACGCGATCCCCATGATCCCGGACGCCATCTCGATCCCACCTTGGAATCCCCCGCGCGCGAACCCCTTCTTGAGTTGGTCGACGCTATCGCTCGCGAGTTGCGCCGAGGCGAGCACCGTGCCGAAGGCGCGCGCGATGTCCGAGAACGATCCCCCGGCCACCTGCGACAGCGAGACAAACGCGGACGAGAGTTTGGCGAGCGCCCCGAGCGTCGAGCCGAGCCACGAATCGCGCGAGGCTTGATCGGCCTTGTACCAGCGCTCCCACGCGGCTTGCAGTTCCGCCGCCGTGTACTGCCCGCTGTCCTTCATCTGCTCGTAGTCGCGACGGGCGGTATCGGCCGTCCGATCAAGATCGTCGCGCGTCTTGATGCCCTGCGCGCGCATGCGATCCTCGATCGTGCTCGCCGTGCCGTTCGCGACATCGATTTGCCGCTGATAGAACGCGTCGATCTGTGCGCGCGTTTTGTTGTACAGCTCGCCTTCGATGTCGCCGCGCTTCTTGAGCGCGGTGATGGCGGCGTCGCGCTGTCGATTGATTTGGGCGACCGCGAGATCCGCACCACGCAGGGCGAGGTCGGCATTCTTGTTGGAGTACTCGGCGTACGCGGCGAGTTGGTCGGCAAGCGCCTGCCCCGTGGCTCCGGCGTCCTTCTGCGCTTGCTTCTGCGCTTCGGTGATCGTCTGACTAATGAAGCGCTTGGACGCCTCGGTCATCGTCTCGTGTGCCTTCGTCCATGCGTCGGCAACCTCCTTACCGTTTTTCAGTGCGTCCAAGTACGTCTGCACGGCCGCGCCACTGATGTTGAGGGCCTTCGCCGTCGTCTCGGCCGAGATCCCAAGTTTCTCGTTCTTCACCGCGAGCGCTTCTTGGGCCTCAGTCAACGGAATGGCCGCGCGGCGGATGGCCTCAAGGGCGTCGGTCATCTCCTGCTTCAATTTGGCGGCGGCCGCGTCCTCCTTCTTCCACCCGGCAATCGTCGCCTCGACGAGGTCGTCGGATTCCTTTTTGAGGTCGCGGAGTTGCCGCGTCATGTCATCGCCGAACCCGGTGAACGCTTTCGGCGGCGGGGGGAGCTTCGAGACGTCGCGGTTGATGTCCTGAATCAATCGGTCGGTGACGTTCATCCACCCGATAGCGAGCGCGGCTTCTTTCCCGCCAGCGAGGGACGCCCACCAATCGGTGATCGTCGGTTGCGAGGCGCTCGCGGCGTCGCTGATGCCGAGCATCGACTCGCGAATCGCGCCGAGCAGTTTCACGATCTGCGGATCGGTGACGATGGCTTTGCCGACCGCTTCCTTGACGTTGTCCCAATCGTTCGCGATCTGCTTCAGGCGGCCGCTATAGGTCTCGATCTCGGCGGCCGCTTGCCCGCCGAACTTCGAGTTGATCGCGTCGAGGACTTCGGCCATGTCCATCCCCGGGCGATACGCGTCGCCGAGGAGCTTCCCGAGTTTGCCAATGGAGTCGCCGCCTTCCGAGAAGGCCTTTGCCACGTACATCGTCGCCTCGCGGAGATCGATGCCGAGCCCGCTCGCGAGATTGGTCGCCGCGTCGAGGGCCTTCCCCATTTGCGAGGGCGCGACGTTCCCCACCTGCGTGAGGAGCGATTCCATCTCGTTGATCAGATCGTCGCTATAGACGGTCGTGGCCTGGAACTGTGTGGCGAGATCGTTGAAGGCTTTGATCGTCGCGGGTGTGGCGGTGCCCTGCGCTTGGAGGGCGACGGTCATCTTCTTCGCGGCGGCCTCAGCGGTCGCGTACGACTGCACCGATCCCGCGACGAAATCGGTGAGCGTGCCGAACGCCTTCTGCACACCGCCGATCACCGCCTGCGCGGAGACCATCCCGGCGGCCGTCGACGCGATCTGCGTGCCCACCTGCCCGAGCGTGCCTGCGATGCCGCCGGTGCTCTCGGCCGCTTTGGCGGTGGCCGCTTGGAGATCGCGCAACGCCTGCGGCGCGGTCTGCCCGAGCGCCGCGTATTTCTCGATCGCCTCGGTGACCTTCGCGTTGACGCGCGCCTGCTCGGCCCCGGTGAGCCGCGACGCGCCGCCGATGCCCTCGATGGCGGCCGCGATCATCGTCGCGTCCTGAATGACCTTCCGACCGGAGAACGAATCGACGAGGCTATTGAGCGATTTCTCGACTTTCCCCGCGCCGGTTTCCATCCCCTTGAGTTCGACCTCGGCCTTCTGAACGGCGTTGTAGAAGGATTCGAAGTCGGCGAGGAATTTGCCGGTGATCTGTGCCACGGTTCGGCCTCACGTCGTGGTGCGCGGCGGCTCGCGATTCAGTTCTTCGACGAGAACTTCGTACACGTCAGCCGGGCACGCCAAGAGTTCGTCGTACGTCCAGTGCATCAAGCGGCAGATGGCGAGATCGCTGACGGCGCGCTCTCGCCATGCGGGTTTTTTTGGCGCTCCTCCTCCATTGCCGTTTCGTGCGCCTCGATCACGGCGAGGATCTCCGCGAACGCTTCCGGTTCGAGATTGTCGACGGCCGCCGCTACCACGTCGAACGGCTGCTCGCGGATCACCACGGGCTTATCGTCGGCGTCGGTGATGCTCCAATCGAGCAGATACGCGACGATGCGGCTCAACCCGACCTTCGTCGGATCGACGGCCGTGTCGCTGAGCCGCGCGCCGAGGCGCAGCATGTTCCCCAACATGCCGCGTGACTCACCGGCGGTGAGGTGCTTCTTGACGATCAACCAATCGCCGCGCGAGATTTCCAGGCGCACCGTTTCCGGCCGCCGCATGCGTGAACTCATGTGCCCTCCTCGTCATGGACCGCCGCGATCAATTGCGGCCCGACTCGTTCGACGTCGGACAACCGCCATCGCCAATCCGTTCCGCCGCTACGCGGGACGATGAGCGTGAGCGGTGATTGCGTGAGCCGGAACGCGTCCGCACTCTGCACGTCGGCGGTGAGACGGCCGTTGGTGATCGACCACGCCCCGAGCGTCGCGGCGCGGTGATATCCGTACCGAATGACCGCCGACGGTCCACGAACGAGGATCGGCATCGCGCGTTACGGTTTCCGCACCCATGCGCCGTTGGCGGCGAAGCTGCCCGAGATCTCGACCGCGCCGCTGACGTTCGTATCGATGGACATGTCGAGCCACGCGGGCCCCGCCCAATACGCCGTCGGGCAATCGGCCGAGGGATAGAGATAGAGGTTGCACCCGTCGATGGAATCCGCCGCCTGCCACGGCTTCGTTTCCGTGTCGTCGAAAAACCCCTTGAGCGTGCCCTTGACGTCCTTCAATCCCTGCACGTAGGTCTTGTTCGGATCGCCGAAGGAGGTGACGTCGATCTTGTCGGTGGACTGATCGAGCGTCCAATTCGTGAGCTTGACGACCGCCGAGGCGGCACCCGCCTTCGACGTGCTCATGTAGACAACGCCTTTTCTGCCCGCGTAGACGGCCATAGTGGTGCTCCCTTATGCCGCGCCGCGTCGAGCGGCGAGCAGCGATTGGAGATCTCCGATTACCGTGGCCGCCCTCTGCGTCCACGATGCCTCGGCCACGCAGGCCGGAAGTTGGGCCGCCACACGCAGGCGCTCACACTCCCGCGCGAGCCACATGCGAATTAGGACGGCCGCCTCGGACGGCGTCGTGAAGGTCGGCACGAGATCACCGAACACTTCGCCGACTTCCGCCCGGCACTCCGACAGATGAAAGACGCCGCACGCCGCGAGTTCATAGGCGCGCGGGTTGAGCGATTCGGCGTGCAGGATCACGGGCGTGCCGCGTCCCCACCCGCGCGACTGCCGATACAGATTGAGCCCGATCTTCGCGGCGCGATACAGGTGCGCGCTCTGCTCGTTGTTCACCACGCCGCCGCGCACGGCCGCCTTGACGTGTCGGCTCAGCCCGACGGCATCCCAATTCCCATAGAGCCCGAGATCGATCCCGGTCCAATCGATGGAGTTGAACCATGCGACGCGCTCGTGGAATCCGGATCCGATGAACACGACGTCGTGCGTGGCGATGTTGGGATCGCGGGCGGCGACGAGATGCCGTTCGGGATGCCAGGCGTGCGCGAGATAGCCCGCACGCGGGTTCACCGCGCGGAACTTCGGCACCGAGGATCGTTCATTCGTCCAGCACCCGTCGACGAGCGCCGCCACGCGGAGTTCCTGTTCTTCGTCGTAGGGCGATTCGGTGAAGAGCACCGTGATCCGCAGGCCCGCGCGCTTCATGAGCACGATGACGTCGGGGTGCAGGTACATCGCGGATACGATGAGCACAACGTCCACGTTGTGCCGGAGCGCCATTTCGAGCGCGCCGACGCCCGCGTGGTAGATCACATCCTGCTGTTGAGGCTTGGGCAGCGCAGGATCGTCCTTGCGCTTGCGCCGCCACATGACGGAGAGCCACTTGTGCGCGAAGTCGATTCGCTGATCGAGCCGGAACGGCACGACGTGCACGCCGTGCGCCTTCAGCCCGAAGCGGAGGCCCGCCTCCACGTCAGCGGTTGACCACGACGCTCCCGGATGGACGAGTAGCACTTTCATTCCGACCCCGTTTGGTTCGATCCCCGGCCGCCGCCATCGCCGCGTCGACGCTGCGTGCGACCACGATGCCCGGTGCGTCGGTGAGGGCCACCTGCACCCGATATTGCCCGCCGCGATGCAGCCACCGGATCGCCGCGTTCTCCGCGTCGTTCTCCGTGTAGCGGATCCGCGCTTCGCGGAACATCGCCATACAGCCGTAGCCCGCGACGACGAGCGGTTGGTCGTCGAG